ATCAAGAGTTTTATCAAGAAGGAGGCCTATCAGGAACCTAAGGAGCCTCGCCCAATCTCCACCATAAATGGTGTGGATAAGCGGGATTATTCTTCCTTCATTTATCCATTGGCTGATTATATCAAGACAATGGACTGGTACGCATTTGGTAAGACACCAGTGAATATTGCAAATCGCATTACTGAAGTCTTGTCAGAGGCATCCAGTGCTGTCAATACTGATTTTTCAAGATTTGATGGCAGAGTGTCGGAATTACTCAGAGATCTTGAGCGACGTGTGCTCATAGCGGCTTTTAGGAGTTGCTACGCTCACGTCATCTCTGAGCTCCATTCGTCCCAATTCAATCAACCCGCCATAGGTACCTTGGGCACGCGATATAATACGGGATATGCGCGCGCCTCAGGATCACCCGAGACAGCAGCTTTTAATTCAATTGCTAACGCATTTGTGGCATACCTTACTTTTAGAATGACTCGACTTAACGGTGGATTCATAACTCCAAGTGAGGCGTGGAAGCGTCTAGGGCTTTATGGTGGAGACGATGGCTTAACGGCTGACGTCGATCCAGCAACTTATTCAAAAGCTTCAAGTCTTTTGGGTTTGAAACTGGATGTTGAACTCATCAATCGCGGATGTGAGGGAATCTCATTCCTCTCTCGCATGTATGGTCCGCATGTTTGGTACGGAGATGCCAATTCATGCAGCGATCTTCCCAGGCAGCTATCTAAGATTCACACTACTGTGCAGTTACCACCCAATGTGTCATCGTTAGATAAACTTCTTGAGAAGGCCCGCGCCTTTTATCTCACTGATGCGAACACTCCAATTTTGGGGGAGTTTGTTTCAAGGATTATTTCTCTACATGGAAAGTGCATTGAGATGCAAGACTCGACTGCACGAATGAGATCATGGAATTCGTTGTTCCCTAAAGACGTCCAATATCCTAACATTGATCATGACTGGATGGAGGCATACGCTGAGCGTGCTCTTGGCAAATTCGGATTTGATTTCGAATTGTTTAGATCATGGTTATCAAGCGTTAAGCGTCTAGAAGATTTCTTATCACCACCGTTGTGTGCTGAACCCAAGGAACCTGAAGTAAAGGTACCAATGGTGGTAGATGAAGATGTCGTGGAACCGAAGAGAAAGAAGGCGGAGGTGGTTAAGGAAAAGCGTGGCTCTAAGGACAGGAAGAAGTGCGATAAGCGGACGACGGTTCGTAAACGCGCTTCCAAGCGTTCTTAGGCACCAAATTGGGGGCCAGGTAGCTAGGCGGGTGATCTCTTGGTTCACCCGTGTCAGTTTATAACTATTTTTATCTAGCTATCTAAATAACTAACGCAAAATGGCAAATGGACGTAAGAATGGCCGTAATGGCCGCACTATTAAGAAGAAGAAGAAAACTGTTCGTGGATACCAAGCCATCACTCAAAATGTGGCGGTGTCTGTGAGGAACGCTTTTGGGGACTTTCCGCGACCTAAAACTATTTCTAATGGTTTAGACGCTTTTAGTCCTGCACATGCGCCTTTACCCCGAGCAGTTGGGGATTATACCGTAATTCGTACTACGCAGGTCTTATCTGGAACTGAAGCGATGTCACTCTTTGGACCAGTCATGACTGCTAACACCACTACAGTAGGGGGACCTCAATGGAGCAACATATGTTGTATCAGAAGTGTCGCCGCAGGAACAGCTATTAATGCCGCCAACAACGCGAATAGACAAACTTTCACGTCGTTGTCTGCATCTGCCTGGGATGACTGCCGCTTAACACCTTCTGCTTTCACTATCAAATTGATGAATCCAGAGGCTCTACAAACTACTACTGGTATCGTTTACGTGGGTCGTTGTCGACAGATGATCAATGTAGGAGGATCCACTCGTACATGGACTACCTTCGCTAATGACTTAATCTCTTATTCTAGTCCGCAGTTGTGCTCTGCTGGTAAACTTTCACTTCGTGGCGTCAAATGTGATGCCGTTCCTTACGATATGCAAGCTATGGCAGACTTTAGATGCACTTCTATTTCTTCAGCCGCTAATTTCACTTGGGCTGACGACGCGACTAATTTCGATGGGTTCGCTCCCATCTTCGTTTACAACCCCGATGGTGTTGATCTACAATTCCTCGTTTGTTGTGAGTGGAGAGTTCGATTTGATCCTGCTAATCCAGCCTATGGCTCACACACCTATCACGCTCCTTCCACTGAAGGCTACTGGGCTGCCATGCAACGCTACGCTAATGCTCTTGGTAACGGCGTCAGAGACATCGCAGACTGGTGGGACCGCAACCGGGACATTATTGTCCATAAAGACCCCGGCGGCGGCGGAGGAGGCGGAGGCGGTGGTAATGGCCAACCTCCTGGACAGGATACCGGAGAATGCTACTTCTAGATAGTTCACTAATTGGGAAAGTGTCACAAAAACAAAACAAAAATTTCCTTTCCTTTGTATATTTCTTTACGCTTTTACATATATAAAAGACGCTAACCCAATTATGATTACCACATTCGCTAGAACCAAG